AGGGTCTTAATGCCAGGGATTCTGGTAGGGTTTTGTTTAATAAGTGGAGGAAATACTCCAAGCCTGTCGCCATTGGGTTGGATGCAAGCAGATTTGACCAGCATGTTTCGGTTGATGCCCTTCATTGGGAACATTCCGTATACCTGCAGGCTTTTGCACCCGACACCAATGAGTTATCCAAACTCCTCAGTTGGCAGGTGTCCAACAGGGGTAAGGGTTATTGTCGCGATGGTAAAGTTAAGTACAAAGTTGAAGGATGTCGTATGTCTGGTGACATGAATACCGCCACTGGCAATTGTTTGATTATGTGTGCTTTAGTTCATGCCTACTGTAAGCACCGCAATATATTGAATTATTCCTTAGCCAATAATGGTGATGACTGTGTGGTCATCATGGAATCAAATGATCAACAAAATTTCATTGATGGTCTTGACTCCTGGTTTTTGGAAATGGGGTTCAACATGAAAGTTGAAAAACCCGTTTATGTGTTTGAACAAATTGAATTTTGCCAAACACATCCGATTCGTGTTGAAGACATGAATGGCCAGATGCAGTACATTATGGTGCGTAATTTAGTTGCCTCTCTTGCAAAAGATTGTATTAGTATCAAGTCTTTTGACAATGAACGATCCTTCAGGTCTCAAGTTACTGCAGTTGGTGATTGTGGTATGGCGCTGACTGGTGGCGTTCCAATATTCCAGAGCTTTTATCGTGGCCTGCTCCGTGCTGGAGGGGGCATTCGTTATAGGAAGCATCAGGAGATGTGGAACGAATCAGGAAGGGAGATGTTACGTCTTGGAATGAGTAGGTGTTATGGCACTATCTCAGACAATACGCGTTTTTCCTTTTGGTTGGCGTTTGGTGTACCACCCGACATGCAAATTGAGATGGAGGAGTACTATGACCAGCTTGGGTTGTGTTGGCTTGGGCAGGTTCAGTGCAAGCCAAAATTTCTTCCAGCTTGGTTGTAGACCTCAGCAGGTCTTAAAACTGCTTTAATGATTTGGGTTTCCATCCTTAATATGACCAAAACGTTCTGGTTTAACCAGGTAAATATTTACGTGCTATTCAGAATGCCGAGAGACTGCACGGCTCAACCCATTTAATGGGGGATGGTGATGAACAGTCCGGTTTCATGTTTGCCGGATCCAATATAAAACATGGTCAAAAGAAACAATAAAAAAA